TAGAATCGCCGTACCGCGGGCCGCAACACGAAAGGGAAGGGGCTTATCTATTTGATGCGCGATCGCGAGCGACCGGCGAGTGCGGACCTTGTGCAAGACACGAGCGTCCAGATCAGTCTTGATACATGGGTGCAGTCAGACGACAAGAATCTGACTGTGGGCTATGAGGCGCTTGCGCGACTCGAAAATTCGGTTATGGATGCGTTGTGGCGTTATGAAGAGACAGTGACATGGATAGCGGACGGTGTGCAGCTCTTGCAGATGAGGATCACCGAGACGGCGGGCGACGGGGACAGTGTACGTCCCCTCGTCGGCAGCCGCTGCTCTCTGGAGGTCATTGTCTATGTGGAAAAATAACAGGAGGTAGTATATGGCAACACAACAGGCACGCGGTTATAAATCCGCGATGACCATGGATTACGAAGCCTCGTTCGGGGTCGCCCCCGCAACGAAGAAGGGCGTTGTCCTGCCGATGAACAGCAACGATCTGTCAAAGGCACAGACGCTGATCGAGTCGGACACAATCACGAACACGCGCAATGATACGCAGCCGGCACTCGGCCGCGTCAGCGTGGATGGCGACATTGAAATGCCGGCGGACTATATGTCCTCGGGGTACATGTTCAAGGCTCTTTTTGGTGATCCTAAAACGACCGGCACTGCGCCGAATAAGACGCACGTTTTCACGGTCAAGGACACGCAGCCATCCATCATTGTGGAAAAGGCATTTCCTGACCTTGGCAAATACGTCCGCTACAAGGGCGTGAAGATCAACACGTTCTCCGTCGACTACGGACAAGACAACGAAATGACGTTCAAGTTCAACGTTATGGGCGCTTCGCGTGAGCAAGACGGCACAGCATATGACAGTGCGGCCAAGGCGTCGAAGCTCCTGCGCATCGCACAGAACCACGCATACGTCAAGATCGATGGCACGGAGAGCCGTATCGTCAAGGAGGGCTCGCTGGAGATTAATGCAAACCTCGACGGCGATCAGTATGTCGTTGGCGGCGGTGGTCTTCGTGGGGACATTCCCGAAGGGCTGATGAAGGTCTCGGGCAGTCTCAAGGCGCTCTTTACGTCGACCGAGTGGATGGACAAGGCAGATACGGGCGCAGCCGTCGCTATGGAGATCGGATTCCAGCTTGACGCGAATACATCGCTTGTTTTTGCACTTCCGAGCGTGCAGTTCGAACCGTTCGACGCGCAGATCAGCGGTCCCGCAGGCGTGGTGGTTGATGTGAAGTGGCGGGCGTTCTCCACGGACGGTAAGAGCATCGTGACAGTGACACTCAAAAATCAGCAGGAAGCATACTAAGCAGGAGGTAATCGTATATGGCAGACGAAAAGAAGCACATTATCCCAATCCGCTCTCTCACGGTGAAGGAAATGCGGGAGCTCCGCAAGGCGGGGTATGACCCCGCTTTTGCGGATAAGGAGGACAGCGCTGCCGTGACTACGGGGATGGTTGATTGGATCCTCGATAACGTCTACGGGGATCAGATCACGGATGATATGCCCTACAGCGAGGCGTTCCGAATCGCGACGGACACTTACGCGATGACCTATGGCAGGGAGACCGAGGTAAAAAACTAGAGGCCGTCTATCGGTGGGAGCTGTCGGACGGTCCGGAATACTGCGCATCATGTCGCGAGGTATACGCGCAGCAGGGGCGGAAACCTCCTTGTTCCGGATGCGAGTACGAACGGCCGGCACTGATGGATGGAAATAGAGAAGCGTGGTATCTGTGGAAGCATACGCAGACACAGCTACGCACGTCGTTCGCGGGTGTAGTCGGACTGGACTACACCGCGCTGCGGCAGGTGGCCGAGGTCTTGGGGATTGCCCTTGACCTCGCCATGCTGCACAAAATGCAAACACTTGAGGGGCTGCTATTGAAGGAGGCGAATCGGAGCAGTGGCAAACAAAGAAATATCCGTTGCCATACGGGCAAAGGACTATGCGACAGCCGCATTTGAGAAGGTGCGTGCAACGGTTTCCTCAATCAAAGATCAGACGGTTCGTGTCCGTGCAAATACGAATGCGGCACAGTCTGCGGTACAGAGCGTCAAGGATAAGATTGCGGGGATCCGTGACAAGGTTGTCAATGTCCGAGTAAATACGACCGGCGCGGAGGCGAATGTTGCGGGCGTGAGCAGCTCGCTCACAGAATTTGCCACCAAGGCGGGACTTGCTGCGATTGCAGTGACCGCCCTGCAGTCGGCACTCTCTGCGGGCAAGTCTGCCTTTGTCGATTATAACGCTGAGCTCGAGCAGACGCGCGTTGCATTCACGTCGATGCTCGGCTCTGCGAACCAGGCGAATACTATGATCGCAAACCTGCAGAAATTTGCTGCGGAAACGCCATTCGAGATGCCGGGGGTTCGGAGCTCCGCACAGCAACTCCTCGCGTTTGGCTATGACGCAGAGGAGATCATCCCAACGCTCACAGCACTCGGCAATGCCGCCTCTGGACTTGGACGCGGGCAGGATGGATTTAATCATCTGGCATTCGTGTTCGGACAGATCCGGACAACCGGTCAGCTCATGGGGCAGGATGTTATGCAGCTTGCTCAGCTCGGTGTCCCGGTCAAGGACATCCTCGCGAAGAACCTGGGACTGACGAAGGAGGAGCTTGCCCGCATCGGTGAGCAGGGGATTGACGCGGATATCGCAATCAAAGCCCTCATCGACGGCATGAACGAGCGTTTTCCCGAGATGATGAAGAAGCAGTCAGAGACGTTCGAGGGCGTGCTCTCGAACATCAAGGACAATCTCGGTCAGGTGTTCGGGCTCTCCGGACTTCCGATCTTCGAGGAGGCAAAGACGATGCTCCTCGAGATCAAGAACATCACGGATACGATGCTCTCCAATGCACAGGGCGGGAAAAGCCTCTTCGCGGGCATTCTTCCGGATGATCTGATCGAGAAGGTATCCGCATTCGGGGAGAATGTGAAGAAGGCCTTTTCCAGGCTCAAGCCGCTCGCAGACACGTTCCTGTGGTCGATGGGAAGGCTTGCGGATGTCCTGCTCGATGTGGGGAATATTGCGCTCACGGCACTACGCCCCATCATCCCGATTCTCGCGACGATACAGCGCGCTGTCTACGGCGCAATCGGCGTGATCGCGAGCGTGCTCGATACCGTCCTTGACGTCGTGCTGACCGTGCAGACCAATGTCGCGGATTCGTGGGACTATATCTATGACATCACTGCTGATCTCTGGAACGCCGCGACGGAGATTATCGGGGATTTCTGTACGGCGGCGATTGAGTTCATCGCGGGCATTGTCGCAGAGATTGATGAAGTAGTCTCTCCAGTGGTTGATATTTTCGCCGATGCTTTTCAAGCGGCAGCGGATTTCGTCTATGACGCAATGGAGACTGCTACGGGGTACGTGAGAAACTTCATCGCATGGGTTGAGGAGGCAATCGCTGCCGTCAAGGAGCTTGCCATCGTCAAGGCGGCATCCGATCTAATTGGCTCGGCATCCGACTCGGTGGAGGATGTGCGCGCACGTGGGCGTGCATATCTCGATAGGGGCACTTCCTCTGATGCGCCGCGCGTATTTGCGGGCGATATGGACGGCGACTTTGACACACATTATCGCCGCCCTAGAAGTGCACCGTCCTATACGAGAGCCCCAAAAGGCGGCGGCGCAGCGCGCGGCTCCTCCCGTTCTGGCATCGACGCTGCCGCGCGCGAGGCGCAGCGTCTTGCGGAGAAGGTCAAGAATCTCACGGAAAAGGTCCAGCAGAGCGTCACATCCCTCGCACATGATATCACAAGTGAAGTCGGCACTGCTTACGAGAAAGGCATGGATGCGCTTCATCAGAAGATGGAGCAGATGCAGACACAGATCAAGGAGGCGTCCGATCTCGGCATCGATACGACGGCGCTGCGTGCAAAACTCGACGAATACGCCAACGTTATCAAAGAGAAGGTGACGAAAGCATGGCGCGAAGCGAATGAAGACCTGCGCAATGAGACTGCACTCACATGGGCGCAGGTGAATAAGGACGTACGAGCGGAGGCAGAGGCAACGTACCAGATCGGCGTGACAAAGCTCAACCGCGAGAAAGAGAACCGGCTGAAAGAGGTCGCTATGACGCAGGATTCCGCCGAGGCTCGCATTGCGATTGAACAGTGGGCAGCGGCAGAGCTGGCAAAGCTCGACCAACAACACATCGAGGCACTTCGCAAGTCTCCGCAGACAACGCAGGAGGCATTGCGCGCGACACTCGAGGAACAGTATGAGCGCCTGCGGAATGCGGGTGTCCAAATGAAGGAAATGACGGATTCGCTCTTTACATCGATGGCAGACGGCTTTACAAGCGGCTTTCAAAACGTGCTCACGGACGGATTCAAAGGCATTCAAGATGCATTTTCGAACATGCTCAAAAACATGCTGAATGCTATCGTGAAATTTGTCATGAATCAGATGATCACGCGCTGGCTCTCGATGATTCTCCCGGGATTCGGCGGAGGAATCCCTGCAGCACAGGCAAACGCGGCTGTACCAGGCTATCGTGCAACAGGCGGCCCCGTCGCATCTGGCAGGACCTATCTGGTCGGTGAGCGCGGCCCCGAAATTTTCCGACCGACGCAGCCGGGGCGTATCTTTAATTCGCTCCAGAGCGGCGGGGGCACGGCACCGAATATCCGCGTCATTGTCAACAACAATACCAACGAGCGAATGACAGGGACGGCGGAGACGAAGTTTAACGGCTCTGAGTGGGTCACGAGCATCATGATTGACGCGATCGCAACCAACCGAAACGGGATGCGCGATGTAATCAAGGGGGCGGTGTAAATGGATTTTCCAAACGTCAAGCCGCCGATCTACCCAATCAAGGAGACGATCCCCGACACGGCGATCAAGGGGAAACTCGAGAATCAGGTCATCATCGCCCGCAAACGTTTCACGCGCACACCAATGATCTTCGAGCTCTCGTGGACGGCACTCCCGGAAGCAGATTATGAAACGCTTCGGGCATTCTATCATGAGGTGAATGGCGCCGTTCCGTTCCGTTGGACGTATCCAACGGGTGCGGGCGGAAGTTTCTCCGGCAAGGTGTTTAATGTGCGCTTTGACGGGGATTTTTCTTTTTCCTGCACCAATCACGGGTACTGGGAGGGTGGCATCAAGCTGACGGAGGCATAGCATGCTCGAATTATCACAGGCAAGCATCGTCGAAAAGAACAAGACTGCAACAAGCGGTGTCTGGCTTCTTGCGCTCGAAGCGCAGATTCCGGGCAGCCCGCTCTATCTTGTCAACAATACAGATAATCTCACGCTCGGAGGGCAGCAATACACCGCCTTTCCATTCTCACTTGATGACATCACTGAGGACAGCAAGGAGCTGCCGAACGTCAAACTCACGGTTTCCAATGTGACCGGGACAATACAGAAATACGTTGAGGAGAACAACGGCCTCGGCGGATGCAAGGTTATTATTCGTGTGTTTCATACGGACATCCCCGATGTTGCTGAGGTCGAGGAATACTTTGTCGTGACAGGCGTTAGCTGCGATGTAGAGTGGGTGACGTTCACGCTCGGCACAGACTTTTCCTTTACACGCCGTTTTCCTCCTGTCCGCATGATGAAGGACTACTGCCCATTTAAGTTCAAGGGGCTTGAGTGCGGCTATAAGGGGGCTGCGAGCAAATGCAACAAGACCTTGAAACGATGTCGAGAACTTGGAAACAGCACTAGATTCGGCGGCGAGTCGACAATACCGCAAGGAGGTCTCTATGCATCCAACAGTACATAATTATGTTGGTAAGACATGGGCGGAGCTCCCTTGCTGGGAGCTTGTCGTCGCGTGGTATGCCGCGCAGGGGATTACGCTGCGCTCTTATACTGATTACTGGACGGGCGGCGCTCCATCGGGCGCAGGGCTTTCGGACTGGGCACTAGTACAGGAACCCCAGGAAGGAGACATCTTCGCCATGAATCTCACTGGACGCGCAGCGGATCACGTCGGCATCTACCTCGGCGGTGGGAAATTCCTGCACTCGACGGAGTATGCGGGCGTCTGTGTGGAACAGTTGGAGCGCTATCGGCGGCGCATCGTAGGTATCTATCGTTATACAGGAGGCAAAGCATGATACAGCTCGTCATCGTCCGCAATCCGTTTGATGTGACGAAACGCGAGATGCAGGAGCTCGTCTGCAGGGACGGCATGCCACTCAGCTCGTACTTCTGTGAGCCTGGGCGGTGGCAGTACTCGATCAACGGTATGCTCTGCGATCCAGACGCCGTACCCATTGATGGAGACTGCGTCGTTATTGTGCCGCATGTCGAGGGCAAGGTATTTGGCATGATTCTCTCTGTCGGCTTGTCGTTTTTGACGGCAGGCATCGCGGGCGGCGCAATCCTCGGCGGGCTCTCGATGGGCTGGCGTATGGTGACGGCCATTGCGATCGGCATGATCGGCGGAGCACTTGTCTCGCGCCTCAATCGTCCGCGCATCGACATGAGCAACACGGAGCAGTCACAGACGTATGGTTGGGCGGGGACATCGACACTCACAGGTCAGGGGCATCCGCTCGCCATCACATACGGCGCGATGAAATCGGGCGGTGTCTTGCTCTCACGACATATCATCAGCGATGGGGCGCGGCAGTATCTGCATCTGCTCTACTGCGCCGGCGAGGGAGAGCTGCAGGAGATCCGAAACATTCGTATCAACGAAAACCCCATCAGCAATTACAAGGATGTGCAGGTAGATATCCGTCTTGGGGCGAACGATCAGGCGGTCATTCCGAATTTTGCGGACAGCTACGCGGATCAGCAGCTCAACTATGAGCTCACGGAAGGATGGTCGACGCATGAAGTACAGGGCAATGATTGCACAGGCATTGAGCTGACTGTTGCGTTGCCGAACGGGCTCTATTACAGCAATGACGAGGGCGGAATGAGCGGAACCGGCATCACGCTCGCCGCCGAATGCCGTATTGTGGGGAGCAATACGAATTGGTTGTCCCTGCCACTCTGTAATAGCACAGGGACAAACGCATTTCTGACGCGCAAAGGCATCGCATGGGTCAAATCTCTCACAGGGGCGTCGCTTGACGGAAACTACACGGGGCGTATCGGTGATGCAACGAACAAGGGGATCTATCGTGCCTACCGCTTTGAAAATCTGCCGGCAGGACGATATGAGGTGCGCATGCGCTGCGTTGCAAAGGACGGCACATCCGTCCGCTACGTCAATCGCGTCTATTGGAGTCAGCTCACGCAGATTGTCTACGATGACTTCGTGCATCCGGGCAAGGCTCTCATTGGGATTCGTGCACTTGCGACGGAACAGCTGAGTGGCAACGATCCTACGGTGACATGGGTGCAGGAGCGCTCGAAGGTCTACGTATGGAATCCATACAGCAAAGCATATGAGGAGAAGCGGGCAGATAATCCCGCATGGGCATGCTATGACATCCTGCATCAGTGCAGAAACATCGGCGGGCGGCATGTCGTTCGTGGCGAGTCTGCCGAGCGCCTCTCCTATGACATGTTCAAGGCATGGGCGGAGCAGTGCGACAGGAAGGGCTACACATTTAACTACATATATGATTCCGCGATGCAGGTCTGGGAGGCACTACGGTATCCCGAAGGAGTCGGGCGCGGTAAGGTCATTATGCAGGGGACGCGGTTTACTTGCGTTTATGATTACGCGGCACAGCCGTCGCAGCTCTTTACGGTCGGCAATATCAAGCAGGACAGCTTCAAGGAGGAATTTCAGGGGACGCAGGGGCGCGCGAATGTTATCGAGATATCCTTTATGAATAAGGATAAGAACTATGAGAGAGATGTGCTTCCCGTGTTTGCCGACGACTACGACGTAAGCGAATCCCTCTCCACACCGACGCAGATCGAGCTTATGGGATGCACGGATCTCAAGCAGGCGTATGCGCATGGCAAGCATGCCCTGCGTGCCAACAAGTACGAGCTGCGGACGTGCACATTTGATGCCTTTGTGGACGCGATTGCCTGCACGATCGGCGATGTGATCCTCCTGCAGCACGACGTGACAGAGTGGGGGAGCGGCGGCCGTGTGGTCAGTGTCGACGGTGCCGCCGTTACGCTTGATCGCACCGTCACGATGGCAGAGGGTAAGCAGTACCGTCTTATGGTACGCGACAGCAAGACCGACACACTCCACACGTATGAGGTGCAGAGCGTATCCGGTGCAGTCGTTACACTTGCGCAGGCGGCAGAGATTGCCGCCGATGATCTCTATACCTTCGGAGAAGCGACCAAGGAGGCAAAGCCTTTCCGCGTCCTGTCCATCACGAAGGGCATGACGGAGCAGACGCGCAAGATCACCTGCATGGAGTACTATCCGGAGCTCTACGCGGATGATAACACCGACGTGCCGATTATCGACTACACGACGCAGAGCGATAAGCTCACGGTCAACAATCTCTTGGTCATCGTAGAGATCAAGACGCTGCCGGACGGCACGACGCTCTACGATCTGGCCGTTTCGTGGCGTCTGCCGCGCAGTGCGGTCGCGAAACAGATCAAGGTTGAGTACAGGCGTGACGGAGAGACGGAGTACACAACGCAGGGCGTATACG